CCAGCCATTAGTTAGCAGCCATTGTTAATTGGAATACATCAACTGTGCTTGGCGCGCCTCCGACAATAGCGGTATTGCTCAATGTCATATCACCGCCCGTCTTCGCTACACTACCGTCAATACGTGACAAAGTTGTGCTAGAAGTACCGTCATCATTAGGGTTGCCTGCAAAACGGAACCAGCCGGCTGTGCCTGACGTTATCCCGTTAAACTTCCAGTTCTCTGATACTGCTTTGGCAATAGAACCTGCCGCTGCATTATCAAAGTTAATACCGTTAGTTGCTACGCCGTGTGTAAAGGCCAACGCGTCTACGGTAACCTGGCCAAGCAGAACGCCTGCCGCAGCAGAGTCAGCAGTAGCGGGTTGCGCGCCTGAGTAGATGTAGATCGTGCCGTTAGCTAAGGCGGCGTCTAAACCCGTGCTGCCTAACATAGCGTCCCGTAATCCTGTTGAAAATCGAACTGCCATAATTATATCCCTATATATTTATTATTTACTGTCCCACTATCCGTAGTGGAGACTAGAAACCTGTTATACCCGTCTTGCTCTATAAAAGCGGTGACACATCTGCCACCAGGTGCCACGCTCGCACGCGTTTGCGTAAGATTTTCAAACTCAGGTACTCTGCATACCCCTCGATTTGTCCAGAAATAGAGCACGCCATTTGGATCTTGAGATGCTTGATTCCCTTCTGGTACGCCGTAATCCGCGAGTTTCACTAACCCGTTGCTCATGGAGTACGAGAGTATTGTCTTATCTGTGGCGATTAATACGCCGCCTGTATACGCCTCTAGCATCCTGACCTGTCCAGACACTGCTTCGTATGATCCGAAGAGGTCAAACAACCCTAGCCAAAAAGGCTCAGAGTGGAAGATATAAGTGGCGTCTTGAGGCTGTGAATAATCTGCAACATACATCCGCCCGTCTTGGTAGGTGAGCTTAGTGGCTGACATCGGTACTGGGTAACGTTGGTGTTGCTCCTTAGCTAGCGGAACGATTAAGTTCTCTAATGCGCCATCAAGGAGAAACGATATATTGGTTGTAGTGACCGCTTTGTATAGCGTCTCACCATTAGTAGCCGAGATATAGATAACCGTCTCGTGGTCAGCTAGTTGGGGTACTTCGATCTGAAGTCCTGAGTTAGCTGATGTATTTACAACGACAGGTGTGGGCGCAGCGCCTTCTTCTCCGAAACTATTACGGTGTGTGCACGTGACTTGGTATTGACCTGGCGGTATTGAGCCTGCGGCTAACGTAATACTAGGTTGCATAGCGGTTGCTACGCCCCACGGTTTAAATACGTCCGAGTCTATTACGCCTGTCTTAGGACCAAGGATGTAGATCTTATTTCCAACTTCTTCCCATTCATATACGCCTTCTGGAAAACCAGTAGCTAGAACCGTCGAGGTGAAGTCAGCTTCAATCGCGATAAGCGATCCGTCGTCGATGGCGTACATATGTTTCTGGTCGTCTGTCGAGAACATCCCGTAGACATCCGATAGCGATAAGCGGGAGGTATATCCGTCGCGCCTATGGATAGAATCCTCGTTGTCTATATTTATATTGTCGGCAACAAGTAGTGCCCCTTTCGGAGCTTGTAGCGGGTCGAGCGTGTTTACTAAACCCAGAAACGAGTTTACTTTGAGTGGGTCTTGTTTAGGTAGGGTCATAATCCACCATACTTAACCGTACCAACACGGCGTTGCTTTCTAGTCTGGCGACCCTTCACGATCTTGCAGTATTGATAAAACTGCATTTTATAACGATCGGCTAACTGCATATTACCGGAGTCAGAGTCTTGCTTCTCATAGGCCATGGCTTTACAGAACATCAACAAAGAGCGTTGGTGGGCTGACTCAGCTAGCTCTAGAACACTGCCGTCGTCAACAATATCGTTTACGGGTAACCGAATTACTGAGAACTGAATAGTGTCACTTGCACTAGGTATTGGAACGAGCCGTGCTTTGTTAGTCTGCTCATCAGTGACAAGAAGTCTGGGTGTACCTTTAGCCGTATCCCAGTTACCTGACAACTGCTCGCCGTATCCACCTGTGGTGTATTCTTTGTCAAGTTCATTGAAGTTAACAATCCTCAGTGGACGAGAGCGCGAGCCTAATCTAGCACGTCGGATCTCGATGATCCGTGGATCAATATCAATCCACGGGCTGTCGATCGTAATAGCAGGCTGAGTTACAGCCGGTGTAGAGGAATCTTTAAAGTAATCGGTAAGACGTGCAAATTCTTTCTGGGCTTCATCTAGATACCAGAAGAACTCCTGGTCAGACCAGAAATACTCTTGTACTGTATCTTCCACTTCTGTGCGGAATATACCAAGGAGATCCTCTACTAGATAAGCCACTATACTACTCTACTGCTTCTTCGCCGATTGTAAGCCGAACGTCGGCCCACACTTCATCGCGTTCCCCAGCAAAGACTTGGAATCCTAAATCTTTTGACATGACGACTGCGTCTGGTTTACCAGACCCTGTGAAGTCACCACGCTTGTTGCGAGCGACCATAGAGCGGATCTGTTTTGCTAAGGCTGTTGTACGTTCTGGCCCTTCAAGTTGTACAGCAATTTTTGTCTCTTCAGCATCAAGGACTTCGCCTTGTACTAAATGAGCTCCGGCAGCTAGACAATCTTTAACGGCGGCAGCAGGTACATCAACTGGGGTGTTCTTTTTAAACTCGAAAGTGTAACCAACTAGGGTTACAACGAGCTTATCTACAGGCATTTGTAGTTTCATTATTTATTTCCTAAAGTGAGTGGTGTCCCCGAAGGGGGAAGGGAGTGACTAAACTCCCTTCCTAGTCAACCACTGCCGGTGGTTAAACTGGTTGTACTTCGTTTGCACGTCCACCTACGATGTACGAAACAAGCACGTAACCATCACCGACTGTAGGCGTACCAGTGTTCGTGATGTTCAAAACAAGTGCATCTGTTACAGAGAAAGCCGCGCCTGCAGGTACTAGGTTTGTTCCACCTGCAACTTTAGCGTCAACGTTTGCTGCATACTTATCACCAGTAGTCTTGTCACCTAAGTCAAGTACAGCTGATGAAGCAGAGTCAAATGCATTTACGATTACGACTGCGCCGCCAGTTACGACTGCGCCGCCAGGGATATCAATTAACTCTACGCTTACGCCATCAGCGTCTGCGAAGGTAAAATTGACCTTAGCTGTTAGTGGCCATTGACGACCACCATCTTTTACGATTGCCATGATTTATTTCCTCTTAAGCAATATGATGGGGCGGCGAACCGCCCCGTCGGATTAGATAGCAGTATCGATAGCGATAACACCGAAATCTTGTTCAGTACCAGAGATCTGACTATGGAACACAGGTTTCTTCATACCGATGATTTTGCCGGTAGAAATAGCTTGTTGATTGTCATAATCGAACATCTTCTCGATCCACTCAGGTGAACCAATATCAGCGAATGCCATAGCTTGAGCACCACACATTAGGACACGTTGGCCGTCGACGTTAGAACCTGCACCCCATTTAGATCCAGCTAGTGCACCTTTAGTGTTGTACACGTGACGGTATTCGTAGATCGCTAAGCCATCAACATAGATAACCGAAGCGCCTTTGAATAACGGGTTAGATGAGCTACGTGGTAACGCGTCTTTCCATGCAGCCATAAAGTCTGGGTCAGCTTTAAGCTTCGCAATACCTTGAGGAGTCATGAATACGTTGTACACTTCCATACCATCACCACCACGGATTGGGCGGATGAAGTTGTCTTTAGCGTACGCTTTGGCTTCTACCAACATACGCCATGAAGGAGTATCAGTAGAGACTAACGATGCGTTAGAGGCATGGCTGAAATCTTTAGCAGTGTTGTTCCATGTAAGAACGCGATCTGTAGTTGGAGCAGATACATCACCAGAGAAATCTAAGTTTACGAAATCAGAACCAACACGATCACGACCGTTAGTGTGCTTGCTATAAGCAACACCAGACATTGTCAAGAACGCTAATTGGTCGCAACGATCAGCAAGCCAGTAAGACAAGTTGTCGCGTGAAGTTTCGCGGAAGTTGATGATTGAACGTTGGTCAGCCATACGGCCTTCGTGGCGTGTAGCGTGACGTAGTTGATCAAGCTGAACAACCATGTCGTATGATTTACCAGCTTCTTCATTACCTTCTAATGTGCGATCCCCTGCGATACCATCGCCTTCAAGATCTGCTACTAGGGTAATTACTGCACGAGCGCCTTTTTCGGACTTAGTCAACTCAGTGATTCGTTGAATCATTGCGTTGTTACCAGTACCCATAAAGCGGTTCATGAAAGAGTTGTTACGCGCTGCTTTCCAAAGATCTTTAGACCAGACGGTCTTTTCTTCGTTTGTAAGCAGGGCAAAGTTACTTAATGCCATGTCGAATATTCCTTTATTCGTCGTATTAAAATCCCAAAACTATGGGAATGATTGGTCAAACGTTCTGAACCTATCGCGTCAGATAACTTTCGCTTAATACGGTTATTTATCGAGGGTGGCGATCCTCGCTCTATCTATCGCTATAGAGGTCGAAGTATGGATCTAGCGCATCCTTGCGCATTTGATACATCCTTGTATCGCAGAACCATGTGAGCATGGTACCACAATACAAGGATTATAGTCAACTAGTTGACGTCACCACGCATTTTCCGCTTGGTTGATTCTGGTAACGCGTCGAACTCTTCCTCAGTCAGATCATTAACATCAGGGAGTACATCTTTTTTACCTGAGTTATCACTATCAAACCCTACCTTATCTAAACCAGGTGGTTGCTTATTAGCGGTATCTACGTTCTTCTTCACGTCCGTTTTTCGCTTCTGGGCTGGCTCTGCAGGTTCTGCAGCTGCTACACCTTTAGGCATGACGTAACGTACCGCATCTTGTAGTGCTGTAGAAGGTGCTGTACCTGACGAGACAAACGCGCGTTGTAGACGAAGTACTTCGTCTACCGAGTCTTGGTCATAGGTATCGGAGTCAGGGTCAAGATTAGGGTACTGGGTATTCAATGCTTCGATAGTAGAATCAAGACGGATAGACTCGCGAGTAGACTCGCTCGTACGTTGCGAACGTTGTTCGTGCTCTGCATCACGTTCTGCTCGTTCCATCTGACGGATCTGCTTATTGTAGCCAGCCGCAGCTGCTGTATCACCATCTGCTCTAGCTTGCTCTAGCTTAAGGTCTAAGTCTGCATAAGGATCAGCTTCTTCTTTCTGCTCTTCCTTAGGTGACATGCTAGCACGCAACTCAGCCAGTTCACGCTCCGCTTCTCTTGCACGGTTTGCTGCTGAGTCGTAACGATGCTTTGGGATCATCCCATTAGATCGGGGTGCTTCCTCTTCTTCCTCTTCAGGCGCTTCAGCTTCTTCCTCTTCAGGCGCTTCCGCTTCTTCTAAGCCTTCTTCCTCTTCTTCTTCGACCGCTTGATCTTCAGGCAACAAGATGTCATCTTCGTCTTCCATGGCAGTGTTTGACATTGTAAATCCTCCTAGGATTCTTTAGTTTTAGTTTTGGCTTTTTCTTTATCAGCTCGCTCTGCTTGTTCTCGCTTCGCTTCGCCGTCTTGGATGGTAGCCAGCATCTTTATCTTTTGCTGGCCGACTGCTTTTTCTCGTTCTAGCTGAAGCTGCATGGCTTGTTTTTCTCTCGCCATCCACAACTCTGCATCTTGCTTCTCACGTGCCATTTCCAACTCCGCTGCTATCTTAGCGTGTTGTAATCTTAGCTCGCCTTGCCCGTCATCTTGCTGGTCTTTTTGCACTTCGGCCATTTCTTTACGGGCTCTTACTGCGTTGAGCGCTGCAGTAGATGATTTAACCTGGGTATCCGCTTCTTTGTCTTTATTTTCAAGTTCGAGTTTCTGCATCTCAAGCTGCTGCATTTTTTGCTCGGCTTCAGTTGCTTCACCGCCGCCTTGTAGTTCTTTAATGCGTGCTGCTATTTCTGTTTTACGAGACAGATGACTATTCTCAATTAACACATCGTCAGGAATAGCGATGCCTAGTTGACGTAGCTCAAGTGCTTCTTGGAACTGCGTAGTCTCGAAGTCATCTCTTGCAGGAACGTTCGTAACAACAATGCCGTATTCACCTAGCGTTAGATCATTAATTAGCTGACCTTCTGGTGTCATCTGGTTTACAGCCATCTGCTCAGTCTGTGCTGTTAAGTCACGACCGACGACTTGGATAACACGTTCTTCTGTGTAATAAGTCTGAACTAAATTTAAGATCCGCTTAGCCAACATGTGGCGTGTTTTGGTTAGGTTATCTAGTGGTTTCGCTAAGTTGACAGCGCCAGCAGATTGTTTTGCTTTAATCGCTTTTGCTGCTACGTCGGCTCTATCCATGCCGCGCTGTGAATCAGAGATACCTGATATTTCTTTAATGAACTCATCTGACTTATACGTTACACGATCGAGGCCAGTTGGCACTTGGTTCGGGCTGATCTTCTCTAGATCGTTTACATCTGTTAGCTCAAACACAACACCTGTTTCAGCGCCGCGTTCTTCCAGATCTTCTACATCCATGTTCTGTAGTGAGCCGGCTTTAACTTTGTAACCACTGTTTGCTGTGGTGTTGATAATGTGTAGTTCTTGACTTGACGCTTTGTTGAGCTGGTCTTGTGGAGAAAGGAGATTCTCGACTAAGCCAATCGTCCGTCCGTTACGAAGGTATGGGAAGTAAGGCACGATAGTAAAGTAGGTGTAAGGACTCCACTCGTCGAACAGCACAATGTCATCAGCTGTTACCGTCCAGCGGATAGATTCCGCTAAGCGCTTAACCATTGACAAGCCTGCTTTGTTAGCAACATCTTGGCGTTTTGCACTGTCCCAGTTATCTGGAACCATACGCATGTCGCCTGCTTCGATGTCTACGAACCACCACGCATTTCGGATCTTACGGTATTGTCTTTCGATAATACGCACTTTACGGCGTGTATTATCATTCTCTCTGTCACCTTCTGGAACTTGAAACGAGCCAGCAAACGTACCGTGGTAGCGTTCGGCTGAGTCGTACCCAAACTGGAACTCGCTAGCCACTTTGGTCTTTAGGGTATCGGCGTGCTTTTTACTATAGAGTAGCTCGATGTCATTTATCGTTAGCCACTTAGTGATGAACACTTCTTTCCAGGTATCGGGATCGTACTCGTCTGCATCAGGATCTATAACGACATTACGGGGGTTTATACGCTTAAGGCGTACCTCGCCTTGCATGTGATCGTCAAAAGCAGCACGTACATCGAAGAAGCCACGACTTGTTATGAACCCATCGTTGGAGACTTCTGATTCAATATCATCGAGCTTGTTACTGTTGGTGATCTGAATGTAAACTTTAGTGAGCGCGTCGGCGACTTCTTGTGTGCCATCTTTCAAGGGGCGAAAGGATACGTCTGCTCTATTACGCAGTTGCTCGCCCATAACCACAGCCATAGTAGACATGATTTTATTTATGGTGAGTACTGGCTTGCCTTGCGATTCTAGTTTCTGGCGGACAGCTTCGTCCCACTGCTCTCCAGCAAAATACTTATCGCACAGGTCAGCCTTCTTGACGAAGTCAAGGTGGCCGTTGTCTCTCGCGTATGAGTATCGTTCGAACTGTTCGCTAGCTATTTCATAATCGGTCGGCATCCTTGCCATCCTTGGTAAGGTTTATTAATGGGTATGATACAGTATTTTACGTGACTGTACTATCAGAACTTATATATAGTGACGCCGTGCGTCTCAGTCCAGAAATCACTAGCGGGCGCTAATACGGAGGTTAAAAAAACATTATTGCTGAAACCATACGAAACGATACCATAAACCTCATTGCCTACTGCTTTGGCGCCAGGGTCATAAGAGGGGACGTTGTCAAGCCCTGTTGACTCTATTAACCAGGATACGCCATTATCAATCGAGCTCACAATATCGTTCGTTGCTTCTCCGAATAAATAAATAGTACCATTCTCAAGTGCGACGCCATTGGAATAACTCTTGTTAGGTGCGCCGCTTTGGCTTATCCAGGCGAGGCCATCTGTGCTGGTCAACACGACGCCTTCGTAGGAGACCAAACAAAAAACCGCACCATTATGGACAACGCAGGGCCAGTAGTCCTCGACGGGTAGGGCCGCGGCAGTCCAGCTTTTTCCATCTGTGCTGTGTATATATGACCCATAACCGGCGGCGATATAGCGCGTTCCACTATCCGCTACGGTGTAGTAGTCACCCGTGGGGTAATTGATGGTACTACGTGTTGTACCGTCTGTTGTCCATAAGCCGCTGGAAGAGCCTATGATAAAAGCAAAGTCGTTGGTTCGGGCTAAATGTAAGGCGTACCAATTCGGGCCTGATGGAAGTGAAGTCGTCTGCACCCAATTTATGCCGTCGCTACTGATATCAACATTGAGGTCCAGACTGCTCCCCGCTGTAGTGGACAAATAGGTCGTGGGTAGTTTAACTACCGCACTGCCTGAGGCCGAGGTATATTCCCAAATACCAACGGGGAAATCCGAGAGCGGCATATATGAGTTCTGATCCCCACCTGTTAGGGCATATATGTAATCGCCGGCAATCGATACGCCTAAGTAGTTCCCATTATAGAGCCCGAAACCATCTGTCCCCTGGACTTCGTGTAATTCTAATATATCCATTAGCAGTTCCATGCTGAAGTATTACCTAATCCTGTCCAGAATATACAACTCATAATTTTATCTCGTGTACTACGACTTGAGCATAGTAGTTCCCGTCAGGGTGGTATTCATCCCCTTCAAAGGCTATGTATGTTGTGTTACCGAAACTAGTTACTTTAGGGTTCGCTATATATTCATACTCTCCAATAGAGTAAGGCGCTTCAAATATCTGCGTTTGTCGGTTAAAAAGAGATACTTTCAAACTGTATTTACTACCATTAAACTCACTGTATAACACTACGTAACTATTTCCACATGGGAAGATGCCGCTTTCCCACCCATCCATGTAGGATATATGAGGAAAGTCAGTTAGTGTTTGGATTACGCCGTCTTTCTTCCATATGTATCGTGTTACAGTTGGGTTCCCACTTAAACGTTTAGAGTTTTCTAAAGCCATCATTTCTTTATCAGTATGACTAGCTACTCCAGAAGGAAACCACTTATTGAGATTAAATTCGGTTGGAAACATCTGGGTCTTAGTCCACGTAGAACCGTTGTCATCAGAAATATATTCTTGGGATGCTGAATCGTCATTGAAGTTATTAGTAGGCTCGTTAGTATACAAGCGAATCTTGTTATATGGCAAAGTCTGCATACTTATTACTCTGGGGTATAAGTTACCCGCAGAAACTGGATACGGCGTAGATTTCAGCGCCCATCCTACACCGACAGTATGTTCCCATACTTCTATCCGGTGATCCGCACTAGAATCAGGAGTATAACTTACAGCAACTAGCGCTTTCCCTGCACTGTTTTGGCACCCGGATAACTGAGACCCGACATTTATGGCAGCCCCAACTATAGTTTCGGCAGCGCTCCATGTATCACCATTGTCGCTTGATCGCCAGAACGCACTAAGTTTTCCGGCAATCGCAGTGACTGCCGTAATATATAGATCATTCCCTACAGGAAATATAAATCGATCGAAAATGCTACCATTATTATTATTTTCTATTTCTACTGGTGTAGACCATCCACTTCCTACTTCTTTTTTAGCGTACCAAAGATCGTAGTTCTCTTCGAATATAAGATGAAGCGTTCCATCAGGAGTAGTGGTTATATCAATATAATCATCCCATGCAGTTTCAGACGGGTTAATTATATATTTCTTGCCTAAATCGTATTGTGCTTCAGTGACAGCCTTTTCTGCTCGCCAAAAACCACCATTCTGATTTGCCCAACACCCACTCATCAGCTTGCCCTCGTTCCGTCGCAGCGGAGAGTCTGCGTGTTTGATCCATCGGTGACTGTGTACGTACCGTCGCTGTTAGCTGTCCAGACTAAGCCGCTAGTAAACGTAATAGTGCTCTGTCCATCTTTTAAACTCTGTGGAGCATCAGGATCATCGCTAGCAGCGTAAAACTTACCGCCACTCATTATGATGTCGTAGTGTCCGTCTGAGGGCCAGCTTTCTTCGGTTGGTGCCGTGGCTACACAGCCTTCCTCAACTCCATGATATTCTGGGTTACATAGGTAGGCATTCGCGTTCTCTTCACCGATAGTTATATCGTCTGGTTGAGCCCCGTCGTATATATGGGTACGGGTACGCTGTACGACAGCAACGAACTCACTAGCTAACCTTATAAATACGCAATCGTAGTATCGTGTGTACCACCCATATGCGTCGATATGTCTCGACCCGCCTTCTGGGGTCCATACTGCATAATATTCTCTAACTGCGGCTGCAGGAGTAGAGGCCTGCCCTTGTTTTAAATATGTCCCCGACGCCCGACTCCAAAACCTACCTGGAATCCAGTTAGGAATTAGTGGAGCTCCGTTCTCCCAGCCTGCCGGTACAGCTATAGTGCCGTCACAGCCTTTGAATGTAACTGTATCGCCTGACGTAGCATCAATCATTCCAGTTACGGAGCCTACTCCACCGCTGCTTGGTAATCCTGGTGAAGCGCCGTCGGATGCTTCAGCGAAGTCATTCTCACCGAAGGGTTCTGTTACCGGTAGCGGTTCGTTGTTTAGTAAATCATTAATATCATACGACGTTCCTGTCTCGTCCGTGCAGGACGTTGACGCGCCGAAGAGTGATGCGCCTCTCCAAAAGCAACTAGATACGCCGTTCACGATAAGATTACCGTCAGCATCATAGGCCGCAGTCGTTCCGCCCTGGTCTATTGAGTACCCGTCGTCAGTGGCGGTTAACGTCTCTCCGCCGCCAAGCGCTAGTGATGAATCACTCGAGCCAGGACTTGGAGCGTCAGGGTCATATTGATTAGTTTCAAAGTTGCCTTCGGCGGTTTGTACTACGTCGTAGCATGTAGATCCATCGTCTGGCCATTGGTCTACGCTTGGTGGTGCAGCTATTGGACAGTAATCATTACCGAAGTTATCTAACGCCCCTGGAGTGGTGGTCCCACAGTTGCGGGGGCCGTTTATATAAGTACTATACAGGTTGTCG